GACAAAGACATCGAAGAGGGCGGCTACAAGCCCACATACACAGGTAGCTTACGAGACACCTACGACAAAGGCGGCTTTGGGGAAGCTGTAGGCTGGATCGCAGAGAAATCAGCAGAGAACGCAGCATCAGGTGGCATAGCCATTGTCGGTACGGGCCTAGCAGCTATCACAGCTCCATTCTCACTGACTGCTTCAGCTTTAATCGGCGGTTCTACCCTAGTTGCCTCTGCTGCAATGGGAGCTGGTGAGTCAGCCTTTGAGCAAGAAGAGAAGACAGGCCAATATGACAGCGCAGTTGCTTCTGGCACAGGTGTTATTGTCGGTATCCTCGACAAGTTTGGAGCTGGCAAGGTTATTCCGAAGCCAGACCTAGCTAAACTCTCAGGACAAGAGCTTGTAGAGAAGCTGATCAAGGCTGGTAAGCCAAATGCAGCCCAAGCTATTGGTAAACGCATCATTAAATCTACAGTCAGCGAGGGTGCAACAGAAACAGTCCAAGAAGCTGCTATTGCGGGTAGTGCAGCAACCCAAGGTGGTAAGTACACCAAGGATGAACTGATTGATCGAGGCTTGGAAGCCTTTGTACTCGGTGGAACTATGGGTGGCGGTGTTACAACCACTGTTGAAACTGCAAAAGCGACAGGCAGAGGCATCCAGAATGTCACAGGAACAGCCCCAGAGGTTCTAACAGTAGAAGAACAGGCTGCTAGAACTGATGTAGCCAATCGTGTCGGACGTATTGCTGACGAAAACAACATGAACGTCAAGAATGTTGGCAAGATGGGTGCAAAAGGAGCTGTTGACGCTGTAGACAACGCTCATTCTGAGATTGTCAGTGACATTAACCTTGCTGTTGATGGTTTGAACCAGACACAGGGTACAAGTTTAGGCAAACGCAAGACAGATACAGCAGAACAGGCAGCAAAGAAAGAAACTGCAAGGCTTGGTATCAAGAACGCAAGGAATAAGGTCAAAGGTATTGTAACCATTGATCAGATACAGGCTGTGGAAGAGCTAGTGGGTGGCACAACAGAAGGCCAGCAACTCATCAACCTAATGCGCGAGAGTAACGAACTCACAGCTCTCCACAAGTCTGGATATGTAGGCGGTGTATCTCAATTCACCGATCTTTTGTCTCCTCTAGGAGCTAACACTGGCTATGACAGAGGTGCAGCCGCCACAGAACGCTTACTACGGCCTCTACTGACAGGCGGTGCAGCTTTCCAGACAGGTGGTGCTTCTTTAGCACTGCAAACTGGTGCAGCCATAACTGGCAGGGCTATTGATGCAGTGACAGGCCGTAGAAGCCGTGTCGCTAAGTACATTAGGGACAACAGAGGCCAAGGTAGCGCAGTCAACTCTATCGACTCTGCCCGTGCGCGAGGTTTAGCAGCTTATAGACGCAAGGAAGAAGAGCGCAGACAAGCTAGACTTAAACGCTTACAAGCACAGAGGGATAGACAAAGAGAAGACGCAAGAAAAGCTGCCGAGAAAGAAGCAGAGAAACTGCGTAAAGAGGCTCTCAATGAACAGCTTTGGGAATCAGGCGCAAGAGAAAGACAAGGTTACACAGGTGGTAGCCCACAAGATGTTCTTCTCCGTGCCACAGGTATGGACATACCAAATCTGGTTAAGACATTAGCTTATATTATCCGCAACAACGTCATAGGTACTTCTGCGTTTATAGCTGCCAAAAGCGCAATGCGTAGCTTAAAGAAGGGTGGTGAGATAAGGTATCTAAACGAGCTTATTACTCTTGTTAAAGATAACTATGCAGCAGCAGGTGCAGTCCAGCCTAATACACCAGAGCCAAGAGCATTTGGTGAGTACCAAGAAGGACAAAGACGTAGCCAAGCATATGAGGAAGGTAAACGTCAGAACATTGCAGCAGCTAACGCTCTGATCGAAGCGGTAAAACAAGACGGTAGCTTAGACGCTGTTACAAAGGGTCTTATTTTAGAAAGACTGCAAGAGTACGCTAACGGAACTATTGGTAGTGACCCTGTTCGAGCTATCCAGATGGACATGGAAAGTGCAGTCCAAAAGGGTGCAGACATGCAAGCAGTGCAGAAGTACATGGCTCCCTACCTTGACCGGATCATGAAGCAGCAGCCGCAGCAGGGTACTGAACAACCACAGCCGCCTCAACCGCCTCAACCACCACAGCCACCTCAACCAGAGCAACCACAGCCACCTCAACCAGAACAACCAGCCCAAGAGCAATCTAGCAGTAATGCAATTACCCCAAGCGTTACCTCAGATACTCTTAACACTATGACCCCGATTCAGGCAGCAAAAGAACTACGAAAACAGTTAAAAGAGGCGGAACAAGACTCTCGCTATTATAACAAAAATCATTCGGCTTATGCTGGACGCACTGGAAAAGACTTTGGTGCAGTATCCTTCCCAAAAGCGCACTGGACGAATGAAAGTGCTTCTATAGTCCTGTCACTCAAGAATGAAATTGATCAAATAGCAGACAAGTTTAATGTGCCACGGGTCAGAGGAATTAAGCACGGTATCGGGGCTTACGGTGCAAACATGGGTGACGGGGTGATGCAGCTAAACTCTGACTCATTCTACCGCTGCTCTGTTGGTATTGGACAGCCTCTAGATGGTACGAGCCTAGAAGAAAGAAGAGCAAAGGTAGACGCTCTTAAAACACAGATTAATGAAATCAAGGAACAGAGCAAAGAGCTAAGAAAGCAAAGAGCGTTACTTCCACAGGGAAGCTACGAGAGAGCTGACTTAACTGAGAAAATAAACGAGAATAACAACAAAGGTACTTCACTTCTTCTTGAGGCCCGTGGTCTTACCAATGATAATCTTAACAAGTCTAATTGGAAACTAGGTGATCCACTTAGGGACCGCCCTTTTGTTGGTGACGTTTATTTAGACACAGGTCTAGAACAAGCTAGACACACTATGTTTCACGAAATGGGACATCATGTCCACGCATACTTTGGAAACGAGTATGTTGGAGACAAACTTGGTGGGAGAGTCAACAGAGCAAACTATTCAAGACCCATTGAAGTTTGGTTACGACAACATAAAAAAGAAATCACTCCACTAAGCGATGGTCACGGTAAGACACAATCAAAGGCAATTGCCGACATCGAAGCTGATACAAGTGAGGCTAATCTTCGTCAGTTCTCGCATTATGCACAATATAACCCCCATGAATGGTTTTGTGAGAACTTTGCTACATACTTTATGGGACATACGGAGAGGGTTGACCCTGTGTTTATGAAACTGATAGAATCCATATTGAAGGATGGGAAGGTTCCAAAATGAGCGAACTCAGAGCTGACATATTAAACACGCTACAGAAAGGTGAAAACCTTACTGACAGTGATGTGAAAAAGATCAACGTGTCTTTTGATGAGCTTCAGAATAATGGTGACTTAGACTTTGACGAATTAGAACAGTTAGAAGCGTTTATGCACCGTGTTATTGGTCAAGTCAGTGTAGAACCTAACTCCAAGTTGTCTCCGAATGGGAGCACCTAAGAACCCACGCCTCAAATCGCCTTCTAAAGTAGGCCAAGGTTCCCATCCCCAGAAGGCACCAAAACAAAACTATTTCTCGACTTTAATGGAAACCCCAGAGGGTCGGGAACTAAGAAAGCAGTGGTCAACCAAGCGTAGGAAAAACGCTGGTCGGCCTAAAGGCGTTCCAGATGGTCTTCGGAAAGAGCAAGCCGATGATCTCCGAGCGAGTATTAAAAAGGAAGCTGAAAAGGTAGTAGATATTATGTCAGAGAAGTTTGGAGTAGAAGACGAATACGCAAAGGAAGCTCTAGGCACAGCCGTAGAGGTCATGCGTATGCAAGGCGAAACCCGTGAGCGTCTATCAGCCGCAAGGTTAATCTTAGACTTCACCAAGCAGAAGCCTGTATCAAAGTCAGAAGTAGCTGTAGCTAAAGCAGAAGACTTCTTAGCCTCACTTCTGACAGAAGAAGACGATGGACCCAAAGCTAGTAGCGGTTCGTAAGCGTCTACTAACTGAGTTTCCTTTTTATGCGCGTTCTGCGCTGTCTATCAGAACAAAAGCTGGTGAGATTGCTCCGCTAAAACTCAACCCAGCACAGCAAATCCTAGATGAAGCTGTAACCAAACAACTCCAAAATGAAGGCAAGATTAGGATTATCATCCTAAAGGCAAGGCAGCAGGGTCTTTCGACCTACACGGGCGGCTACCTCTATTACTCAGTGTCACAGCAGAGAGCCCGAAAAGCGTTAGTTATTACGCATCATGCCGACAGTACGAGGGCTTTGTTCGATATGACAAAGCGTTACCATGAGCATTGTCCTGACATACTGAAACCTCACACTAAATACAGTAGTAGAAGGGAACTATCCTTTGATGTACTTGATTCGAGCTATGTCGTTGCAACAGCAGGTGGAGACTCCGTTGGTAGAGGAGAAACTCTTACCCACGCGCACTGCTCAGAAATGGGGTTCTGGCCTAAGTCAACCGCACAGGACATATGGAATGGTTTGGCTCAAGCTGTACCGAATACTTCTGGCACTGCTATCTTTATCGAGAGTACGGCGAATGGTGTAACAGGTATTTACCATGATATGTGGAGAGGCGCGGTAGAAGGCACAAACGGCTTTGTACCTGTTTTTATTCCTTGGTTTGTGGACCCCACTTACATCGAGGAAGTACCACTGAACTTCGAGCGAACTCCAGATGAGCAGGAACTATCTGAGAAGTACAATCTCTCAGATGAACAACTTATGTTCCGTAGACGGAAGATTGCTCAAAACGGGATCGACCTATTTCATCAAGAATACCCTTCGGAGCCTTCTGAAGCGTTCTTGACGACTGGTCGTCCCGTTTTCAATCCCCAGCAGCTTCAGAAGTCACTTGATAACTCAAGGGATGTAGAAGACAGGCTGGCTTTAGAAGGTGATGAGTTTCTGCCTAACATCAGGGGAGAACTGACCACTTACCGCAAACATGATGAGGGTATGCAGTATGTCATTGGCGCAGATTCAAGTATGGGTATCCGAAATGGAGACTATTCCGTTGCACAGGTACTCGACTCGAAGAAGCGGCAGGTTGCCATATGGCGTGGTCATGTCCACCCTGACTACTTCGCCCAAGTCCTTAAAGCACTTGGCGAGTATTACAATGAAGCGTTTATCATTGTTGAGAACAACTCTCACGGCATCCTGACTTGCACACGACTTGGGAAAGACTTTGCTTACCCTCACTTCTACACAGAAGTGCAGGTAGACAAGCTCACAGACCGAGAAACAGTCAAGCTCGGCTTCACTACATCTTCAAAGACAAAACCTCTGATCATAGACCAGCTTCGCGCTGCATTACGCGAAGATGAGCTTGAGCTGAACGACAAGATAACCATAAGAGAGCTTATGACCTACATCGTTACTGAGAACGGTGCGATGGAAGCTGAACCCTCTTGCTTCGATGACTGTGTAATGGCCTTGGCCTTGGCAAACCACGTTCATGAAGGAGCTTGGGAACCTGTGGAGATACCTAATGAACTTTACTTGGAAATGGTATAGCAAATGGCAAAAGTAGAAGAATACGAAAAGCTAGAAGATGATGATATTGTCACCATTCTGGACACTGAGATACGGCAGTCCATTGGTGCTAATGACAGCGATCTAGCAAGAGAGCGTAAGAAAGTCACTGACTACTACAACGCTACTCTACCAAAGCCAGCTCATGATGGTAACTCACGTTATGTCTCACAGGATGTCTATGACACTGTGGAGTCTATGAAGGCTGCGCTGCTAGAAACATTCTCAAGCGGCAATAAGATTGTGAAGTTCGCACCGCAAGGACCAGAGGACGTACAGCTTGCAGCAGTGTGTTCTGCTTATACTGATTACGTCCTGTTCCGACAGAACGATGGCTTTGGCTTGTTTAGGTCAGTGATCCACGATGGTCTTGTTGCTAGGGCTGGTATAGCCAAAGTCTTCTGGCAAGAGAGCACAGAAGACGACCTATCAGAGTTCGAGGGCTTGACCCAAAGCGAACTGGACATGGTTCTAGCTGAAGATGATGTCGAGCTTGTCGATAGTACAGAAGATGAGAACGGTCTACTCAACGGCGTAGTGTCTACACCAAAGGACACTAGCCAAGTCGTTGTAGAAGCTATCCCACCAGAAGAGTTCCTAATTGAAAGCCAAGCTGTAAGCCTAGAGAAAGCTAACTTCATGGCTCA